ACCTGTGCTTCTGATAAAATTTTCTTTTTGCTCATAATAAAAAATCTCCTAAATGCGTTATTTGAGTGCAAAATAATCACTTATAATTAGAACCCAGATGGACAAAAAGAATAAAATTACATAAGTTTCTTTAACTTGGCTAAGGCAGCCTTCTCGATCTGCTGTGCTCTTGCCGTTGTAATGCCAAGCCGCTCGGCGATTTGTCTCAATTTCATTGGTCCATTTTTATCAACTGCAACGTTAATGCAATTCAGATCATCCTCATAATCTATCCATTGACGACAATCTCTTACAGGGCAAGAAATGTTTAATTCACAACACTTTTTAGCGCATTCAATCATAGTTCTGGGTGCTCCTTTGCGATAACATCAAATATATCCTCTATCTCGCCCTCATTAATTCCAAACATAGACGAGAGTTGTCTTCCTTGTTCATTAAGTTTGTTTGATTTGGAGTGCCTTTTTGAAGATTTAACACGGCTGTTTCTTAATTTCCACTCGTCAAACCAAGTCATAAATTGTGTGTCTTTCTCTAAAAACGCTTTAATTGCTCCTCGTAAAAATGCCGCTTGAGTTAAGCCGTGATAATGCAGTTGAACTTTTAACTCGACTTTATGCGATTCCGGTATGTATGTTTGTATTTTTTCTCCTTTTTCATCCCACTGCTTTTTTGGCATTAGTATCTCCACATAATGTGGGTATTGCTCTCGGCAAGACCTGAAGCGGTCTGACGGATAAATCGGGCGTTCTCACGGAGTTCCTGTAAGTTGCGAGCACCTGAATAAGAAAGCCCGCTGCGGATACCATTTTCGAGCCCTTCTAAGACAGGAAATACTGGACCTTTGTACGGAATGACTGTTGCCACACCTTCAAGAGAAGAGATTTTACCTCGCCAGTCCATTTGAGCATCCTTGCTCGCCATACCACGATAAGATTTATATTTTTCACCATCTTTGTGAACAACGTCACCAGGCGCTTCCGTAGTTCCAGCCAAAAGAGAGCCCGCCATTACGAAATCGGCACCGGCAGCAAGAGCTTTGACCATATCACCAGATGTCTTGAGTCCACCATCGGCAATAATCTTCAAATTAGGAAATTTTTCTTTTGCCCTCACGCAGTCAACAACAGAGGCGAGCGTTGGCATTCCGTGTCCGGTCTGAATACGAGTAGAGCAAATTGAGCCTCCGCCAATACCAACACGGACACTATCAACGCCAATGTGTGCGAGAGCGAGAGCACCTGTATATGTTGCAACGTTGCCAGCCATAATGTGTGCTATATTGTTAAATCTATCAACAATGTTGTGGGCACCAACGTGCATTAAAACATGATCTCCATGGGCGACATCCAGGCATAGAACCTGTGCGCCAGCCTCGACCAAAGCAGCGGCACGCTCAATATAATCATCCGTAATGCCGATAGCGGCACCGACAATTTGTGATCCGTTTTTTGATGCGTTCGATACAAGTTTTGCCTGTTCCTCTATTGTATTGTAGCGATGAATGATACCAAGTGCTCCGAATTCAGCCAGCCTATGTGCCATCAATTCACCACACACAGTATCCATAGGGGCAGAAATAATTGGAACACGCAGTTCCATGTGCTCTGATATTTCTGATCTTAGTGTAACCTCTGAGCGAGACTTAATATCGCTGTATTGAGGTACGAGCAAAACATCATCAAAAGTAATGTGCGTTTCAAAGTTCATTTTTTTCTTCCATGTTTTTTAAGAAATTGCTAATAACTTCTTGTGCTGTGTTCCAACAGTCAGGACAATAAAGACGGACGGGATTGTCTTCGTCTTCTTTTCTAACAACAACATTCCAAGTTGTAGCCATCTCTTTATCTTTCTTATCAAACAATTTTTCACAAGCAGTACATTCGTCTGGTAGTTTTCCAAACATAGCGACTTTTGCTGCTAAGTCATCATTTGCATCCTTTCTTAATTGTGCCTCTTGGGCTCGCCTTTGTTTGCGATTCATAATTTCCTCTTATTTATCAATAATTATAAAAAATTCTTTTAGTTTAGTGGAGCGCTTGGCTTGACTATTGTATTGAGTGCAAATTTTATGCTCAATATCTGTCACTGTCACTTTTCCGTGATTCTCACATATTTGAACTAAATCACTAATATTAATACAATTTCTTGGTGCATCTGAATATGAAAGCACTTTGCGACGAGAATTAAATTTAGATAATAATTTATTAAAATCTCTCTTAGCATTTGTTTTTCCGTAGAACGCGCCTGCGCTCTTGTCGCGAAACGACGCGCGG